GACAACACAAACGATGTTTCCGATGACGGCGACGAAATGGACAAAGTTCAGCCTAAAGCATTAAAGAAAAAATTCAAAGATCGTAAAGATAAAGATATTAATAACGATGGCGATGTTGATGACTCAGACGAGTATTTGCACAACCGCCGCAAAGCAGTATCAAAGGCAGTTAAAGAAGAGACTGTAACTGAAGCCACTGATCTTTACGACAAAGGCGGCATCCAAATGACTCGTTTCTCAATGGGAAAAGGAGCAATGGGTTTGCAGATTAATTATGGTGGTAAGTATATTCAAGTACCAGAAAAAGATATCAAGACTCTTGCAGGCGCTTTATCTAAATTGAAATTCCGCCAAGGAATGTAATAAATATAACTATAATAAACCCAAACAAGGAGAAAAGCAATGGCACTTTGGGGAAAAACCGACGCAGTAGGATCAGTTCCAAAATATTTGGAAGACGATGCGAATAACACAAACAAGTCACACGACAAAGACAACGCAATCTTTGTAGACTTAACAGAGGCAGGCGTAGCAGCTAACCGTGCAAAAGGTATTAAAACACCTGGTTGGAACCTGTATAATACTTACACAACAGCTGACGGCCGTACACGTCACATTGTAGAACCATTGGTAACAATGAAAGTATCACAGGCTGATGCAGGTGACTTAGGTGTAACAGGTAATACAGCGATTGAAGATACTATCGTGGCTGACAGCTAATACTTGGTTGATATATAATGAAATTAACGGAAGCAACCTTTCTGTTATATGCTGCCCAACATTATGATAATCCTCAATGTTCAGACGTAACTGAGTTTGAAGAGGATCTGAAAAGATTTCAGTATTTGAGAAAATTGTTCGGTCGATATAGACAAGACAAGGATCTTAAAGAAAGGTTGATTCTGAACCACTTGATTATCATATATAATGTATTTGGGCCTGATGCAACGAACCTACTTTTTATGAAGTTAGGCGAATACCATGAATACTTAAAACCATTTGTTGAATATTTGAACTTTATGCCATTGGAAATTCGTTATGATGATGTTGTTTTAAGTAAACATAATATTGTGTCAGACAAGCATATAGTGGAAAAACTTAAAGGAATTTGACGATGGTCGTCGACTTATTTTTAGTATATCAATTTATTCGTCGATTGGCAACACCTTTCGAGAACTGGGATGCCTACAAGTTAGGTATTATTGATAAAGACGGCAAAGTCTTAAAACCTCGTAAAACACTCAAAACCAAAAAGGAAGAACAGGCGTGGGGTCTTTATGACATTATGCTTGCTAACATCAAAAAGTTGTTAGCCAAGGTTCCTGGTGGTAGTACAAAGTTGGCATCTTATGCTGCAGCGTTATTTCTAATTAAGGAATATAAACATTTTACAGATGAATCTTTAATTACAGAAGATATGGATGAATCTGATATTGACAATGTTCTATTAGAATTTCAAAACCGATATGGTTATTATAACACACTCGCAGAGAATGTCAATGGATTTAGTGAATTAAATGAGGCAAAAGTACGGTGGAAAAAAGCAGGATCTAACGGCGAAATCGAAGCAACCATCGGCGGAAAAAAATATCAAATTGAAAAGGCTTTAGATCATAACGAACGTCACAAAGGTGAATGGAAGGTTATGGTCTGGGATAAGCGTCGAGAAAGTTGGGAATGGGAAACTACCGAATACGGTAAGGCAAATGCTAAAGCATGGATTATGGACAGAATGGAAGAAGATGTTTCTGTCGGAAGTGGTGCAATTGCAGGTTTAGGTGTAGGTCCTGATGGAGAACCTGGGGTAACTCCTGCTCAAGCCAAAAAATACAAGAAAAAGAATAAGTCAAAAATGTTAAGCTTTAAGGAGAAAATGAAAAAATGATTAGTTTGGAACAGTTTAGCGCAATGATTCCAAAGAACCGTAACCCAGAAGAATGGTATGAGGCTGCGGTTCCTTTATTTGAGCAATATGAAATCAATACAGTAAATCGTATTGCTGGATTTATGGCACAATGTGCTCACGAGTCTATGGACTTTACACGTTTGGAAGAAAATCTAAACTATAGTGAAAAAGCATTGAATTCTGTATTTGGACGTTACTTTGGCGAAGGAAAAAGAGATGCCGCAGAATACGCAAGAAACCCAGAAAAAATCGCAAACTACGTATACCAAGACGAGTTCAGATCTAAGCGAGGACAGATGGGTAACACAGAACCTGGCGATGGCTGGTTATTTAGAGGTCGAGGTATCAAACAGCTTACGGGCCGAAATAACTACACTGCCTTCGGCAAAACCGTCGGTATGTCAGCCGAAGAAGCTGCTGAATATGTAGCAACACCGCAAGGTGCTATTGAATCTGCTTGCTGGTTTTGGAAAACAAACAAATTAGAAAAATGGGCAGACGCTGGTGATAACGTAGGTCTTACTAAAAAGATCAACGGTGGTACAATTGGATTAGACGATCGTAACCGTCGTTGGGAAGAAGCATTGGGCATTCTAGGTGGTGAATATACTCCTCCTGCTCCAAAAGCTGCACCGAAACCTGCCGGTAAAAGAACTCTTCGCCGTGGTATGAAAGGCGATGATGTTGCTGCAATGCAAAAGGTATTAGGAGTTGCTGCTGATGGCGATTTCGGATTTGGTACATTAACTGCTGTTAAAAAATGGCAAAAAACAAACGGTTTGGCTGCCGATGGGATTGTTGGTCCTGCAACCCAAGCCAAAATGTTCGGATAATATAAATACAATATCCAAACCATTAAACAAAGGAGAAAGACAATGTCTTTAGAAAAAATCATCGCTGAAGCGATTGACGGAAACCCTCTTAACGTAAAAGAGTTGTTTGAAGAAGAAATGCAAAAGCGCGTCGCCGCTGCCTTGGAAGAAAAGTACAAAAAAGCCAAGATGGACGAAGAAGACGACGAAGATGAAGATGATGATGACGAAGATGAAGATGATGAGGATGAAGACGAGGAATAAACTCGTTTTTTAAATCATGCTTGCGTACATCAAAATTGGAATTGTTGTAGTAATTTTAGCAACCGGCGGTGTCGGCTATCTATACGTCCAAAAGCTGCAATCTGATTTGCAGACAGCCCGAGCAAACGTGGCAAAAATGGAAGTAGCAGTAGCGACCGCCGAAGCTAGTATTGCGACATTACAACAAGATGCCGCAAAGATGGCTGAACTCAACAATAAATTGTCTTCTGATTTACAAAAAGCTGAAGCGTACGGCGACGATTTGCGTGGTAAACTTCAAAGACATAATTTAACGGCTTTGGCTCTTAAAGAACCTGGCCAACTTGAAGGAAAGATGAATGGCGCGACTGCAAAGTTATGGCGTTCGCTCGAGCAAGATACTGGCGGTGCTGGCGATGATCCTCTTCCTTCCTGGTTGCAGCGCTCTCCTCCTCGGGAAGCCGGAACCGGAAGTGAAAGTGGTGACACAGATCCAGAAAACGACAGTACCGACGGTAGCTCGGCCGAAACCAATTAATTTAACAGACACACGTTTATACGTTGTCAATACTGGTAATCTTGAAGAATTCTTAACGGAATTTGAAGAGGTCAATGGCAACCGAGCGTTTATCGCGTTTAGTGTTAAAGATTATGAAAATCTTTCTCTAAACATTGCTGAATTACGTAGATACATTAAACAGCAAGGCGAGATAATTATTTACTACGAAGAGGCGGTTAAACCCGAAGAACCTGAATAAATAGTTATATAAAATAACAAGCTTTAGACTATGAGAAAGTGGCCGCCTTATAAGTGGCCTTTTTTTATATACAAGGTAGCAAATAGATGGAAGACCAAATAGTAGAAATGAAGACAGACATAGCTCTTATTAAAGCCGATGTGCAAAACATTCAAAGGTTTTTCACAAAGGTAGAAGCGTCTTTAGATATGATGGCCGAATTGTCTAAAAAAGTTGCTGTTCAGGATGAAATAATCAAAAATACGGTTGACAAACTCGAAGATCTTGATACAATGGTACAAGAGCATAGGGTTGAAGACCAAGAACGTGCTCAGCGTATGATGGATCGCTTAGATGAATACCGCGCCGCGGCATATCAAGACCATCAACGTTTGGCAGATCATACTGCTACAAAAAGAGAAGCTCATAATCGCATTATCATTGATGAGCTGCGTGAAATGAAACAAATGATGGAAGACAGGTTTGATGAACAAGATGAAAAGATTCAAGATCTTCAGCGTTGGAAGTATTACGCAATGGGTGCGATTGGTGTAGCTATGTTTGTGATGGTAGAAATGAATTGGCAATTAATGTTTGGATAAAGGAAATTAACCATTGACATTTGGCCCTGATCCGATTATAATCTAACAATAAGATTATAGATTGAGTTTTACATTATGGTTGACTTTACAGATTTGAAGTATGCGCAGATGATGTCTGGCAGGTTGGAAAACTTCCGCATACGAAATCGCTCACCTTACAAAATTAACTTCAGATGTCCTATCTGTGGTGATTCCCAAAAATCAAGGTCTAAGGCCCGTGGATGGCTGTTAGAAAAGAAAGATAGTTTCCATTACTATTGCCATAACTGTGGTGCCAGTCAATCCTTCCAGTTCTTTCTGAAGTCCCAGGATCCTATGACGTATAATGATTACGTCGCCGAAAAGTTTGTGAACAAAGCAAATAACTCAATTAAAACAACAGAGTCAGATGTTACACAGTTCCAAACAAAGCAACCAGTGTTCCAAAAAAATCCACTAAAAAAATTGAAAAAGGTAAGTCAATTACCCCATAATCATGCGATAGTGAGATATATAAAACAAAGGAGAATTCCAACTCATCATCATTATAGGCTGTACTTTGCGCCAAAATTCAAAACCTGGATCAACGAAATCTTGCCAGGTAAATTTGAAAATGTTGGCAAAGATGAAGCTCGTTTGGTTATACCATTCCTTGATGAAAAAGGTAAAGTCTTTGGCGTTTCAGCGCGTGGGTTTGACCCTAATGGCATACGTTATATAACGATTATGTTTGATGAAAGGCCAAAGATTTTTGGTCTTGATAAAGTAAACTTCAGCCATCCATATTATATTGTGGAAGGTGCAATTGATAGTTTCTTTTTAGAAAATGCAGTAGCAATGGCAGGAGCCGAAGGAACAACGAAAGGAGTTCAACAACCCGAGAATGCGATTTTTGTATTTGATGCCGAACCTCGTAACAGAGAAATCCATAAGCGTATGGAAAAGGTTATCAAAAATGGTTACAAGATCTGCATTTGGCCTAATGATTTACCAGGCAAAGATATAAATGAAATGTACCTCGCAGGTTTAAATCCTGAAAAGATTATTGAAGAAAATACACACAAAGGCTTACAAGCCGAATTGAAATTTGCCGAATGGCGAAAAGTTTAAGGAGCAATATAAATTGAATGCACGTCTCATCTCACATAGTCAACCCTCAAATCGAATCCACGCTGGCGAACTTGCAGCGCAGGGGCTTGACAACATCCAAGACCTCATCGCCTACGCAGCCCGTGTCTCCAATCCAGCCAATCAGGCTAACACCAAAACAACAGCAAAACTACTTGACTATCTCATCAAGCACAAGCACTGGAGCCCCTTCGAAATGGCAAGCGCCTGCATCGAAGTTGACACAACCCGAGACATTGCAAGACAACTCCTCAGACACCGTTCGTTTTCATTTCAAGAGTTTTCTCAGCGGTATGCTGATGTGCGCGATCTTGATGATTCTGTTGTAATTCGTAAGGCACGGTTGCAAGATCCAAAGAATCGCCAAAACAGCGTAATGACTGATGACGTAAGTCTACACCAATCGTGGGAAACACATCAGCGCTTAGTATGGAATGCTGCGATGAAAGCATATAGCTGGGCAATTGAAAATGGTATTGCCAAAGAACAGGCACGATCTGTTTTGCCCGAAGGAAATACCCCTTCACGTCTATACGTCAATGGTACTATTCGTTCTTGGATTCATTATATTGAATTGCGTTCAGCAAATGGAACACAACAGGAACATATGGATTTGGCAATTGCTGTAGCTGAGGCTATATCCAAAATTTACCCAGATGTAACTAAATTTATTTCGGAATAAGACATATATTGATGATGTGTACCAATAAATACAATATGTTGTCTTAATAGATTATTAGAAAAGGAAAACCTATGATTCAGGTAGTAAAACGTGATGGGCGTAAAGAAACACTAGATATCGAGAAATTTCACAAAGTTGTATTCCATGCTTGTGAAGATGTCACTGGTGTTAGCCCATCGGAAGTGGAAATCAAAAGCCAAATCCAATTTTTCAATGGAATGTCAACAAAAGAAATTCAGGAAACATTGATTAAAGCTGCGTCTGATCTGATTTCTGAAGAGACTCCAAATTATCAATTTGTTGGCGGCCGTTTGATTAATTACGCTTTACGAAAAGAAGTCTATGGATCCTTTGAACCGATCCACGTTAAGGAATTGGTTGAACGTAATACTGAGCATGGCTTTTACGATCCTGAATTAATTACTTATTACAATGATGAAGAATGGGACAAGATCAATGGTTTCATTAAGCATCAGCGTGATGAACAACTAACATATGTTGCCATGGAACAATTGCGTGGCAAATATCTGTGCCAAAACAGAGTTACAGGAGAAATCTTTGAAACACCGCAAATGTGTTATATCTTGATTGCTGCAACTCTTTTCAATAACTACCCAAAAGAAACCCGTTTGAAATGGGTTAAGGACTATTATGACGCCATCTCTCTTCACGATATCAGCCTTCCTACTCCTGTCATGGCAGGTGTACGTACTCCTCAACGTCAGTTCTCGTCGTGCGTACTTATCGAAACAGGTGATTCCCTTGACAGCATTAATGCTACTTCTAGTAGCATCGTTAAGTACGTATCCCAAAAAGCAGGAATTGGAATTGGGGCTGGTTCAATCCGCGCTATCGGTTCACCTATTAGGAAAGGAGACGCGTACCACACAGGAGTAATTCCTTTCTATAAGCACTTCCAATCTGCAACTAAATCTTGTTCTCAAGGTGGTGTTCGTGGCGGTGCTGCAACTTTGTATTATCCTATTTGGCATTATGAAGTTGAAGATTTGGTTGTCTTAAAAAACAACAAAGGTACCGAAGACAACCGCGTACGCCATATGGACTACGGTGTTCAATTCAACAAACTAATGTATGAACGTTTAATCAAAGGTGAAGAAATTACATTGTTCTCTCCTAAAGATGTCCCAGGTTTGTATGATGCGTTCTTTGCGGATCAAGACAAGTTTCGTGAGCTATATGAAAAAGCTGAACGCGCCACGAGTATTCGCAAGAAGAAAATTCCTGCGGCTCAGCTGTTCAGTATGTTTATGGAAGAACGCAAAAATACTGGTCGCATTTATCTACAAAACGTTGATAACGCAAATGATCATGGCGCGTTTTGGCCTGAGGTTGCGCCGATTCGTCAATCAAACCTTTGCGCTGAAATTGATTTGCCAACCAAACCATTGAATGATATTAATGATCCTGAAGGTGAAATCTCTCTATGTACTCTAAGTGCTATTAACTGGGGTAACGTTAAATCGCCGGCAGATTTTGAAAAGGCATGTACACTTGCTGTTCGTGGTCTAGATGCTCTACTTTCATACCAAAATTATCCTATTTTGGCTGCACAGCTTTCTACTGAAAAGCGTCGTCCTATTGGTGTTGGTATTATTAACTTTGCATATTGGTTGGCTAAGCAAGATTTGACATATCAAGATATTACTCCTGAAGGTCTTGAGCTGATTGACGAATATGCCGAAGCATGGTCCTATTATCTGATTAAGGCATCAGCCGATCTCGCGGTTGAGCAAGGCGCCATTCCCGGTGTAATGGAAACTAAATACGGTAACGGTATTACGCCAAACCAAACATACAAGAAGGATCTCGACGATCTTGTTCCTCACAAAGAGCGTATGGATTGGAATGGTTTGCGCCGTCAACTTAAAGATACAGGCATTCGTAATTCTACCTTAATGGCATTGATGCCTTCAGAAACAAGTGCACAAGTTGCCAACGCTACGAACGGTATTGAACCACCTCGGTCGTTGATTTCCGTTAAGCAATCAAAGCACGGTGTACTCAAGCAGGTGGTTCCACAATTCCACCATTTGAAAAATAAGTATGATTTGCTGTGGGATCAAAAATCTCCGCAAGGATACTTAAAGATTATGGCTGTTCTTCAGAAATACATTGACCAAGGTATCTCTGTCAATACAAGTTATAATCCGCAATTCTTTGAAGATGAAAAGATTCCAATGAGCGTGTTACTACAAGACCTTCTTATGTTCTATAAGTATGGAGGTAAGCAATTGTATTACTTCAATACATATGATGGTCAAGGCGAACTTGATATTGATAAGATGACTGAAGAACCCCTTGCTCAAGGCGAAGTTGACGATGACGATTGCGAGTCTTGTAAAATCTAATTGACATTTATTTAATTTGTGATATATTTGAAAATATATTAATCAAAAAAAGAAGGAAAACGAATGAGTGTATTCGACGTACAAAACCGTGTTGACCATACAGCTGTTGCGGCATTTTTGGATCCTAGCGGTGGTCCTACAATTCAACGCTATGATACACTAAAGTATAAGCAATTTGACCAATTGACTGATAAGCAATTAGGTTTCTTTTGGCGTCCTGAAGAAGTTGATATTTACAAAGATGCAAAAGATTTCAAAAATTTAACTGAGCACGAACAGCATATCTTTACTTCCAATCTAAAGCGCCAAATCCTTCTTGATTCTGTTCAAGGCCGTGCACCTGCTGAAAGCTTTGGTTCTATTGTTTCGTTACCTGAACTTGAAAATTGGATTATCACTTGGACGTTTTCTGAAACAATCCACAGCCGTTCTTATACGCATATTATTCGTAACGTATATTCAAATCCGTCTAAGATCTTTGATGAAATGATGGATATTCAAGAAATCGTTGATTGTGCTGATTCCATTTCAGGCTATTATGATGAGCTCATTAAAATGGCAGGTTACTACAATTTGTTGGGTGAAGGCCGTCACGCTATCAACGGCGACATTGTTGCTGTAGATCTATATGAAATGAAAAAGCTTTTATACCTTACGCTGATGAGCGTAAACATTTTAGAAGGAGTTCGTTTCTATGTATCATTTGCGTGCTCGTGGGCGTTTGCCGAGCTCAAGAAAATGGAAGGTAACGCTAAGATTATTAAGCTTATTGCTCGTGATGAGAATCTCCATTTGGCTTCAACGCAAATGATGTTAAAATTGCTTCGTAAAGAAGATCCTGACTTTGAAAAGATTGCGACTGAAACTGAAGAAGCATGTATTCAAATGTTTGTAGACGCAGTTGACCAAGAAAAAGCTTGGGCTGAATACCTATTCAAAGATGGGAGTATGATTGGATTAAATACTGAGCTGTTGAGTCAATACATTGAGTATATTGCCAATCGCCGTATGACCAATGTTAAATTAAAATCTCCTTACAATATTAAAAACAATCCATTACCGTGGACACAAAAATGGATTTCAGGCGCAGAGGTGCAGGTTGCTCCTCAAGAAACTGAAATTACTAGTTATGTACAAGGTGGAACTAAACAAGACGTATCAACTGACACATTTAAAGGATTCTCACTATGACCGTAGAAATTTGGGGTAAGGAAGCTTGCCCATCATGTAAATCAGCAAGACAGTTTTGTAGATCTCGAAACCTAGATTTTGATTATAAAATTCTAGGAACGGATTTTACTCGTGAAGAAGTGTTTGAAAACTTTCCTGAAGCAAAAACTTTTCCACAGATTAAAGTTAATGGTAGTATCGTTGGTGGTTATGAGGCATTTGTAAAATACGTTGAGGACACGGGATACACAGGAACTGGTCACTCATTATAAATAATTCGTAATAATAATTAAGTGAGTTATATTATGGATTACTTGCAATATTTTGAGGATACGATAAAAGACTTTAAATCCGATGGACGATATAGAGTCTTTAACGATATCATTCGAGAAAAAGGAAATTTTCCTAAAGCAATATGGTATGGTAAGTATGCTCCAAAAAATATTGTAAATTGGTGCTCTAATGATTATCTAGGTATGGGTCAAAACCAATATGTTATTGATGCCATGCACACTGCGTTAGACCAAACAGGCGCAGGTTCTGGCGGTACTCGTAACATCGGCGGGACATCCCAATATCACGTTACCCTTGAGCGGGAACTTGCGCTGCTTCACAACAAAGAGGCGGCGCTTCTTTTTTCTTCGGCATATGTAGCAAATGAATGGTCGATTATTGCTCTTAGCCGTATTATACCAAATATTTGTTATATTTCGGATACAAAGAATCATGCTTCTATTATTATGGGTGTTAAGCATAGCCGAGCACCGAAGCATTTGTTTGAACATAACAATATGCAAGACTTGGAAGAAAAACTCGAAACCGCAGTTAAGAATAACCAAATCCCTTGTATTCTATTTGAGTCAGTTTATTCCATGGACGGTGATGTATCACCCATCAAAGACATCTGTGATTTAGCAGATAAATATGGGGCAATAACTTATATTGATGAAGTTCATGCAGTTGGTTTGTATGGAGACACCGGCGCAGGTTATTGCGAACAGTTAGGTCTCCAAGATAGGATAACAATTATAAATGGAACATTGGGAAAAGCCTTTGGGGTTCAAGGTGGGTATATTGCTGGCGATCGCATTGTTACTGACGCTATTCGGTCCGTGGCTTCTGGGTTCATCTTTACAACAAGTATCTCGCCCGCAATCTGCGCCGGTGCTATTGCCTCCATCAAATATCTCCGTGACCATCCTTCCCTCCGCAGAAGACATCAGAAAAAAGCAGAACAATTAAAGTATCTGCTCGGCCACGAAGATATTCATATTCATCAAAACGCGTGCACACATATCGTACCCGTGATGGTTAACGATGCGTTTAAATGTAAAGCCGCGAGTGACCGTCTATTGAATGATTATGGAATTTATATTCAACCAATTAACAGTCCTACAGTTGATCCTGGTACTGAAAGATTACGTATTGCGCCAACCCCTTATCACGACGATATAATGGTTATTGAATTGGTTACTGCATTGAAAGAAGTACTATGTGGGTGATAAGAAATAAAGAAGGCGAATTGATTGGTATGTCTCCACGTAAAGAAGAAGCAATTAATATGGCTGAAAGAAACTATAAACGTGATGAATATATAATTGAAGAAGCGTTAGATCAGATTGAGTTGTTTCAAATCTATCGTTCTTATTATAAAACGAGGTCAATATGAATCAACTTGAAGCCGCATTTTTCGGCAAAACAATATGGAAGAAAGAGAATAAGATGACTAAATTGAAAAAAGCATTCTGGTTTGTACTTGGTATTTTGTGTTTGGGTATTGCATACCTAGGCGTAATTCTACCAGGTATTCCGTGGAGTACCCCGATCCTTGGCGCAGCATTTTGCTTTGCTAAGTCGAGCGAAAAGTTCCACAATTGGATTATGAACCATAAACTGTTTGGACCATTCATTACCGAATGGCAAACGTATAAAGTATATCCACAAAAAGGCAAGTATATTATGATGGCGGTTATGTCAACATCACTTGCCGTAATGTGGTTTGGTACAGGCAATCCGATGGCAACGTTATACTTGTTTATCTTGTTTGCTTTGATTGTTACGTGGGCATGGAGATTTCCAGGTTCGAAAGAAGAAGCACAGCGTCGTATTGATGCAGGAGAGAAGCTTGGCTGGTTTAAATAAAGAAGAACATAAGGATTGGTGCGCTAGCTTAAATACACTACTTTTAAGCCATCCACCAAAACCTGCACCTTGTAATTGTAGATAAATAAAGATAATAACGCCCCTCAGGCCACGTATATCAGCTCTAACCGAGGGGTCACTTTTCACAATGATTTTGATGACGGAGACATTATGGCAAAACGAATTCTTATCACCGGTGGCGGTGGTTTCATTGCGCATCACTTAATTAATCAAGTACTTATCCGAACAGATTGGGAAATTGTAACGCTTGATCGCTTAGATTACAGTGGCAACCTTAATCGCTTACACGATTTGCTACAAGACAGGACACCTGCTGAACGCAAAAGAGTACGAACAATCTTTCATGATTTAAAAGCAGAAATCAACCCAATGCTCGAAGCAGACATTGGTCCTGTTGATATTATTGCCCATCTTGCAGCAGGTTCTCACGTTGACCGTTCTATTGAGCGCCCAATGGAATTTGTAATGGACAATGTTGTTGGTACTTGTAACCTATTAGAATATGCTCGACGTCAGGACAATCTTGAAAGATTCCTTTATTTCTCAACAGATGAAGTATTCGGCCCAGCACCTGAAGGAGTAAAATACGATGAGTATGATCGTTATAATTCAACTAATCCGTACTCTGCGTCAAAGGCGGGCGGCGAAGAACTTGCGGTAGCATTCCAAAATACTTATAATATGCCAATCTATATTACGCATACTATGAACGTATTTGGCCAACGCCAGCATCCTGAGAAATTTATTCCTTTATGTATCCGTAAAGCTCGCGATGGTGAAACGGTAACAATTCACAGTGATGAAACAAAAACAATTCCAGGAAGCCGTCATTATATCCATGCCGAAGACGTGGCTGATGCTACACTCTTTTTGTTAGAACATAACAATACTTTGGATATGACAAATAACACAGGAATCAAATGTCCTAAGTTTAATATTTGTGGTGCAACCGAATTGAATAATCTTGAGCTTGCACAAATGATTGCTGATGCACAAGGAAAGGAATTGAAATATGAGTTTATGGACTTCCATAGCAGTCGTCCTGGTCACGATTTGCGTTATGCTCTTAGTGGGGATCGCATGTTACGTATGGGCTGGGGCCCACAACCAGTTGAACGACGAATTGAAGAAGTTGTTAGATGGACTTTAGATAACACAAGGTGGCTTGATATATGAAATGGGAAGAATACATTCAACGAGAATATGAAAAATCGTTGTATGCTGAACGATCTGATATTAATGAACACTTGCCTATCTTGGCAAGCCTAGCTATTGAATGCGATCACGTCACTGAGATGGGAAGCCGTTTCGGTGACAGTACTCGAGCATTCTTAACAACAAACGCAAAGTTTGTTGCATACGATTTAGAATTAGTTGATTCGGTTCAAGTTTTGTTTGATAAAGCAAAGGCTGCAGGTAAAGATGTATCATACATCAAAGCGGATACAAGACAACTTGAGATTGAAGAAACTGATATGTTGTTTATTGATACTTGGCACAGCGGTGTTCAACTTCAGCAAGAGTTGAAATTGCATGGAAATAAAGCACGCAAATACCTTGCATTCCACGATACTCAAACTTATGGGTTAATGGATGAAAGTTGGGACAAGCAACGCCAAATTCACCACGGTGAAGGATTGCTACCTGCAATTATTAACTTTATGATTGTTAATCCGCACTGGCGGTTTAAACTTCACCGAACAAATAATAATGGATTGACTGTTTTAGAAAGAGGATAATATGGCGGGAAAAGTTATTGACGTATTTCCATTTTTTGCACCTTACAACGAAGAGTTACTTTATCTTCGAGTAAACTTGCTAAAGGATCACGTTGACCACTTCATTATTGTTGAAAGCAATAAGACTCATTCTGGGTTGCCTGTTGAGCGAAAGTTTGAAGAGATTGCTCGTAAGCAAGGTCTTCCGATGGAAAAGATCATTTATATTCCACATGATATTCCTGAAACTGAAGATCTTGAAATTCGTAACATTGACCGTAAGAACGCGGGTGAGAACGGACGTAATGAAGAATCGGTACAAGCACGTTGCCGTGAACGTCTACAAAAAGATGCGGCAATGTCTGTTATTGACCAATTTGATAATGATGACGTTTTCATTTATGGCGATATGGATGAGATCATCAATCCTCGTCACATTAAATGGGTAGCAAATATTGCACGTAATAATGAAGATTGGATTCTAAAGATTCCTCTTGTATATTTACAAGGACGTGCTGATTTGCGCATTCATCATCGCAATGGTAAGCCTGTTGTTTGGTGGCGTGCTATGTTCTTTGTAACACGAAATCAATTAAGAGAAACAACGTTTAACAATATCCGCTGTGGATATATTCCATTGAAGATTACTTGGCCTGCACAGAATGGCCAAATCATTCAAGATATGGGTTGGCACTTTGCTTGGATGGGTAATAACGAACAGCGTAAAATTAAAGCTGACTCGTTTGCTCACGCACACGATAAATTCAAGTGGATGGCTGAAGGTGAAGGATACAATTCAGACGCATATCAAGCATATGTTTCAACAACCCAACCTGCAGAAGGTAAGGTTGCGCCAGATGGAAATGAAGATCATATTTTAAAACGGTATCCTATTGCCGAATTGCCTGATCTTATTTTTGAAACACCTATGGTTAAAGATTTCCTATTGCCTGAAACTAAAGTCGGTCAAGAGTTTGCCTTTAACGATTGCGGTTGTTATTGGTGCCAAAAACTTGAATGGCCGTTAATGTACGATCTTGATGGCAAACGCAAATGGTTTGAAGTACCTCGCAGTTGTTCTGTTACAATCAAAGAAAGCTTTCCAAATCGTAAACAGATTCTGCGCGAATCAGAAGAATACCAAGAATCAATTGATAATGGCGATAAGCCACTTGTTGTATTTACCGATCCTATTGAAAGGTTCTTGTCTTGTATGAATGTATACTTGGTTGAAGGACAACGATATTACGATTATGGTAAAGATATCTTTGATTCGTTTGGTGTTAACTTAGACGAATGCACAACGGAAGAAAAGGTTTCGAGTTTCTTTGCTAATCTGCACAAGATTACGAACAACCACCAGGTGCACCACTTCCATCCACAATGCCGATTCGTTGATACACAAAGCTTTAAAGAGTTTACAGTTATCAATAAAATGGAAGTGTCAGATTTCCTGAAAACCGATAAACATTTGAATAGTACCGAATACGAAATTACACGTAAGGATTTATCGAGAGACCAAATCGCTTGGATACGTAATATCTATCAAAGTGATTACGATTTCTTTAAAGAGTATGGCGATGGCAAAAAGAAGAGTAAATGAACCAGGTCTCAATTACCTAAAACAGCAGGCCCAAACTTATCAAAGAACAGCTGGCGATTTACGGCGTGAAAACGAACAGTTGAGATCTGACCGCACGATGTTACTTGACGTTCTTGGCGATATCAGCGATGACGATAGCATATGGGTTGATACCGTTGAAGTAAGGACAATGAGATTTAGACTAAAAAATTTGCTAAATAACATAAAAAATGGTTGACATTGGTTTTAAACTAGTTTATAGTAATTGTATAAACAATGAGGCAAACCATGAAACTGAAAAATGTCATATCAGGAATACTTACAGGAACTTTAATTGTTGGCGGTATAGCAACAGCGGCAGCAGAAATTGAGAAAGAATTCCACGAAGAGCAACTTGAGTGTTTGGCAATGAATATATATTATGAGGCACGCGGTAGTAACTTAGCTGACAAAGCAGGAGTTGCTGACGTTGTTCTTAATCGTGTAAATGATGGTCGTTACCCAAATACAATCTGTGAGGTTGTTCAGCAAGGTAAACAAAAGCCATCTTGGAAAGATCCAAACGTTATGGTGATGGTACGCAATGCTTGTCAATTTAGTTGGTACTGTGACGGAAAGGCTGACAATCCTCAGGATGAAGATCGTTGGCAGGAAGCTCAGTTGATTGCTTATAATATGATTACATATTCAAAATTCCGCGGCATCAGCGAAGGCGCAACGCATTATCATGCAACGTATGTAAACCCATCCTGGGCTCGTACTCTTCAACAAGTAGGTCGCCTAGGTTCACATATATATTACCGTTGGGAGTAATTATGAAACAACCTTCTGATGATCTTTTAATTGCATACGGTCGTGTTGCTTGGGGTTATAATCAAGTAAGAACGGCGCAATCTATTGGTCAATCTGATAAACCTGAATATCTTGAGATCAGGGATCAGTTAAGAAAGGACCGTATTGAACTTGAAGTACTACAAAGAAAATATGATGACCCTGCGTATAAGCACAAATAGGAGAATGAAATGAGTGATGAACGATATGTAGTTGTAACCTGCCTTAGCCAATTTCGACAGCGATATGTAATTCCTGCGAGTGAACTACAACAAATGTCTCCTGACGTTAAGTTGTTACCTCAAACATTAGTTGACTACGCAAATGATTCGGTTACTTGTGAAGATGTAAAAGAATTCTCTCAGCAATGGCTTGGTGAAACTATTGTAGATACATTTATTGTTGATGAACCTCGCATTCTTCATATGTTTAACCGAGATAACGACTATCTTGCAGGATGGTCTGATGAGAAAAAACTCGAGTGGATCAAAGATTGGGAAGAAGATGTTGATGGTAAAAAGGCAGCCCAAAAGGCTCGAGAAACCGAAGAACGTTTAAATGCCACGTTTGATAGTAATTGGGTTGCGGAATCAAACTTAACATCAACCAAAATGCAGGAAGGAAATGAGGATGACTCTTAAAGATACCTTTTTAACTTTTGAAATGGCATTAGTAAATGCCGAGCAAATGCTTCGTGTAAATGGGCCTAATCACAATAGCACAATTGAAGCTTTTGAAAAATCTAACTCATTAAAATCAGATATGATAACAAGATTAGAAGATATAGAAAAATACATTAAACTCGCTGAACGCGAAGCATCAAAGAAGACTACTGATAAATGAAAATACTTGTGGCGGGATACGGATTTGTTGGTGCAGCACACGCTTTATCTCTCGTAGGCAAACACGACGTCCGTATCCATGATCCTGATAAAGGATATAAATCAAATTATGATGAGGCTGAAGCTGTAATCTGCTGCGTTGCTACGCCACAGCACAAAGATGGAGCCTGCGACATATCATCGGTTGCCGATGTAATCGAACGTAGTCCGAATGTTCCTATTTTAATCAAAAGTACTATCAGCCTTGAAGGTTGGCGTACTTTACTTGATATTTACCCAAACAAACAAATAACGTTTTCTCCTGAGTATCTTCGAGCAGAAAAAGCAATGCAAGATTTTAAAGATCAAAGCAACGTTCAGATCGGTGGAGGAGACGAATCGTTTTGGAGAAAGATTCTTAGTGAATCGCTTGACGTCAATGTTTACGTTAAAGATCCTGAGTCTTTGATTTTGGCTAAATATTTCGTTAACAGCTTCTTGGCAACGAAGGTTAGTTTCTTTAATCAAATATATGATTTTTGTGAAATAACTGGTGTTGACTTTAAAGACGTGAGTGGGTTAGTGGCAAGTGATCCACGTATTGGTTTCAGCCATACGGCTGTTACAGAAGAACGTGGCTTTGGAGGACATTGTTTTCCAAAGGATACTAATGCCATTCTGACAACAGCAAGAAGATTTGGGACAAGGCTGAGCTTAATACGCGAAGCAGTGTTATATAATACAATTTTAAGAAAACCTAAGTGAGGATTGTTTATGAGAGACATTAAAGAACTCAAGGATTTTATCTTTGATAAAGCCAAATATGAAACCACAGGTGATCCTGAGCAATTGACTTGGGACTCTGTCTTTTCTGATTGGGTTGATTCATTAGGTACTCAGATTATCTTAATGGATATTGAAGAAGATTTCTGTGATCCAGGATTTATGATTGAAGAAGAGTTTATTATGAACTTTTTCTCTAAAAAGCCAACGGTTCAGCAGACCTGCGATGTGATTACCGATTACTTACTCGGAAATATTGATCCAGCTGATGCAATGTGTGAGGATTACGAGTATGTCAAGCAGCACGACTGGTAATAAAAAAGTTGGATTTACCGCTTCGGCATTTGACTTGCTCCATGCAGGACACGTTCAAATGTTAAGAGAAGCAAAAGAACAATGCGATTATCTGATCTGTGGTTTACAGATTGACCCAACGCACGATCGTAAAGAAAAGAATGCTCCGATCCAAACGATCGTAGAGCGTTATACTCAATTAAAAGCGATAAGTTATGTTGACGAGATCATTCCGTATTTGACAGAATCAGATTTAGATGATATATTATCTATGTACCATATTGATGTTCGTGTACTTGGGGAGGAGTATCGCGAGAAGGATTTTACAGGCAAGGATATTTGTAAGAAGCGAGGTATCCAGCTGTACTTTAACAAACGTGATCATCGCTTCTCCTCAAGCGATTTGAGACAACGAGTTAAGAATCTTGAAAACACTTAGAATCATTGTCATTATACTTTTTCTTATTATGATGGCAATGGCTTTTTACAATTTATTAAGACCTGATGTTTGGCCTGACTGCAACACTTTGCTGTTAGAAGGATACAATACAGAACCAAATGATATTACAAAATGCGTTAACAAAATCAAGGATCTAAAATGACAAAATTATTAACCGACGGCGAAATGGTTGTTTTGTTGCATAACATGGCACGAACAGTTGAACAAAATGGTTCTAAAGAGCAAGGATCTGAATTGCGACAGACCGCCGATAGATTCTCAGAATTATCAAAAGCCGCAAGTGTTGCGTATCATAAAGCACAGCAAGGGTGACATGTACAGATTTATTTTTGATGTTGATGGAACTTTAACGCCGAGTCGTCAAAGGATTGATGATTCATTCCATGATCGGTTTTTACAATTTTGTAAAGAAGAACCTGTCTTTTTGGTTACAGGCTCAGATTATCCTAAAACCGTTGAGCAGTTAGGAGAAGATATCTGTTATCACGTTAAGCACGTGTTCAGCTGTTCAGGAAATGATGTTTGGATGCAAGGTAAAAATATCCAAACAAACAAATGGGAAGTTCCTAAATCTGTTATGGAATGGCTTAGTGATGAGTTGATTCGTAGTCCATATCCTGAAAGAACTGGTAATCATATTGAGATACGGCCAGGTTGTTTGAACTTTAGTGTTGTCGGTCGTAACGCAACGCCTGAGCAAAGAAAGAGATATGCTAGGTACGATGAGTACAATAAAGAAAGGCGAGGAATTGCCAGTACGTTTAATTATATCTTTGCTCAGTCAAACGCAAAAATTATAGCAAAGATTGGAGGAGAAACTGGATTAGACATATATCCTATAGGTAAAGACAAGTCTCAAATCATTAGTTACTTTCGTCCATATGACGATCTTGTATTCTTTGGAGATCGCATGGAAGAAGGAGGCAATGATAAACCTTTTGCGGATGTTAACACAAAAGGAATTAACCACCATGTTGACGGTTGGCGTCATACAATGGAAATCTTATCGTCAAATTATGGGATGGCGTAAACTTATAAATACCTTTAAGTTTTAGGCCATAGTGGAGAATACTATATATGTTTACAGTAGAGATGGATTGGGATGAAATTGCGATTACGGTTCTTGATGAAAGCGCTACGCACGAAGATGTTCAATGTTTAATTTACGAAGATACGGTTTATATGCGACAGTGGAACGATAAAGAAAATCGTTTTAGTGTTATAGGATTGTCGCCTGAAATGTTTGACGAATTGCGGATTTCTTTTGACCAAGGTGAAGGCGCCTATCGCCGTGAAACCATTCCGCTAGACGACGATGGCGAGTATGACTTTGGCGACGAGCAGTTTTAAAAAATTGGTACTAAGGCTACGGGGATTACCGCAAGGATCAACACGCAAAACGCTAATTCCCAACCACCATCATTTTGTAAAATATCAATGATTCTTTTCATTTAAGATTATACTCCTAGGATCTGATTCTGGGTGTTACTTGATGTAACATTTTAAACCCAAATCTATATATAAAATAAAACATTGAATTACAGAAAAATTTCAAATTTTTTACAAATTATCTATTGACACAACCTTTTGTTTAGTATAATATGGTTATATCAAATGGAGGAAAACAATGAAAGTTGTAGAAGTAAGCGCATTGAGAGATTACGAAGGCTGCCAATGGACTCGTTTGTTCACCACTGAAGAAAAAGCGTGGGAATTTGTACGTACTGCCGCCGCTGATGAGTGGTTGGGTGTTGATGACGTAAACGTTACCTGGGTTGGAGTTGATGAAGAATTCTACGATCGTGTTGAAAGTTTTGTAGTTACTTACGATTTGGAAAATGATAGTGCTACATTTCAGCGCTGGGATTTGGAAACAAAAGCGCATGTACCTTTTGAGGTCTGATTATGAGTATGCATATGATTCGTGGAGTTCAAGTCCACGGTAGCAAAAAACGTAAACCAAAAAAACTTGATATGAAAGCAGTTGAGTTAGAATGGCGTCGTTATAACAAGGATATGCGCCGTAAGAATATGCATTATCTTCAGTTTGAAGAACTTGATGATTACGTAGCATATATCTCAGGAAAAATGCCAAAACGTAAAAAGGAGTTTGTACCGTATGAAGTCCCGAAATCGAATGACCGCGACGAACCGCGCTATCCTAGCGTCAAGACGTCGGACACGATTCCTGGAGGAACCCCAAGGAAAGAGCCAAACAAATACACAGGTGACCTCCTCGTCGGAATTGGAACAATGCACAAGTCAAACATGGTCCCAATTATGCGAGGAACAAATGAAGCAAAAGACATAGCTCGTATGCGGAGGTGATATGTCGACCTACTATCCTGATAGCTGGGCTATCGTAAAAATTACAGGAACTGATCCACATTATAGAGTTTTTGGTTCTTGGTCTGGTGGATACCTTGATGGCGATTCTTGGAAACTTAATAGTGGTATTACTGATGTAACTGAAACAGAAACTCATTATCATTTTAAAGGGCATTCTGGTTCAGAATATGTTTGCCACAAAGAATCTTATGGTGTAAGATCAATTCATAATATTGGCGTACTTACTGATCTTTGTGAACGATCAGGTGGCAATGCAGAATACTTTAAAGATATGCCAGACGTTATGAACATGGATTGGATTATATGATAACATATAGCACCAATTGGATGGGACCTGTCAATATGGATTGGTTTCGAGAGCGTGGACTTGTAAAAGATGATAAGATCACTATTAACTACTGCGGTGGTCGTATCGACATTCGTGATAGCAACAAACAAGGTTATGACGGTTGGCATGAATACGCAGTAGCACCTATGCACGGCGAAGACTGGAATGCCCTTGGCGATTTCCTATGGGAATTTGAATCGGAAGAACTCATTCCATACGACGAATTAATCGAAACATTTGAAAAACATTATGGTAAGAAAATACGATGGTCGAAATAACTGAAGAAGAGTACAAACAATTCGAAGCACTCAAAAAAGTTTGGATCCACCTTCAAGCAGAAAAAACAGGTGTTTACTTTATCTGTGGTGAAGGTGGAGAAAAAGATGATATGGGCCTTCCGGAATTCATTTCGGTTTGCCCAGCTTTTGGCCTTGACGGCTTTGCCTATTACAAAAAACATAAAGAATATTCAGCACCGGAGTGGTAGTATGACGTTACCTATTGAAAGAACAAATGCAGTTTTGAATGCTGAAAAGTTTCTTTTGAAACTATGCATTCCTAGCCTATCTCCTCGAGTACCAAAAGCTATTCGTGAAGAAGCTCGTAGATTACTAAGGCATTATCCTACTCAATACAATATGCGATATATTGAAGAAAGCTTTGAAGAGATTAAAGATCCACGAGCAGATGCACTTGATGAGCTGGCAAGACTAGGTCAGGAGATGGAAAATGAGTGGCCAACGTAAATATTTAAAATGGTGGGCAAGAACCGTTGGTATGCCGATAGGTATTACCGATGATGATAAACCAGAATTTTTGCCTATTTCCCAAAGAGCTGTTAAGAATGCGCTGGCGTTCAGGACCTTTTGGATTGTACTTCACGTTGCAACTTGCTTTATGATTATCACAGGGAATGGTCGAACATTAGGTTGGTGGTAGACAATAAATAACTATATTAGTTATGGAGTGTCTACTATGTGGTATTATGAAGGTAAGGAATTTACCTCAGAAGATATCGGTGAATACATGGGATTTGTGTATATCATTACCGATAAGACCAACGAAAAGAAATACGTTGGCAAAAAGCTTTTCAAATCAAAACGAAGATTGCCTCCACTCAAAGGTAAAACACGTCGTAGAACAAAAGTCGTCGAGTCGGATTGGCAGGATTACTTTGGATCCTCAGAAGAAGTTAAGATGCTTGTTGAGGAACATGGCCGCGATAACTTCCATAGAGAAATTTTGCACTTGTGTAATACAAAAGGAGTTATGAGTTACCTTGAAGCAAAAGAGCAATTTGACCGAAACGTCCTTCTTGACGATTCTTACTATAACGGTATCATCCAGTGTAAGATCCATCGTTCCCACGTAAAAAATTTAAAATAATTACATTTTTCTATTGACATTAGTGCAATCCTTTGATAGTATAGTAATATATTAAAAAAGGAGAAATACCTATGCCTTATACTGTTGAACTTGACATTGCTGCTGATGCCGACCATTCTGAAGTTGTCCAATTCGCAAATGAACATGGGTGCCGAGTTGTATCTCGTATTGAAGAAGGTCCTGCAGGCGGAAATCCTTGCTACACATTTGCCTCTGATTCGTTTGATATGATTCAGGAATTGACCGAACAAGTCTTAGGACAAGGTCATGGATTTGATGAAGAAGAACTCAAAACTATGATTGTGGAGGTGTGATATGATTATTCGTCGTAAAAGTTCCATCTCAGGCATTGTCCGCACTAAGGATATTGAATGTAATCCTAAAGATTACGAAATGTGGGAAAAAGGTTATCTCAATATGCAAGATGCGTTGGGATACCTAAAACAAGAAGACCGTGATTTTATTCTAGGAGGCATTACGTCTGAAGAATGGGAAAATATGTGGAAAGAAGAAATTTGTAATATAGTAATGGATCATGTATGATAATACTTTTTAATGGCCCTCCTCGAGCAGGTAAAGATCTTGCTGCTGATTTCTTTAAAGAAAAAGGTTTCAAGCACCTCTCGTTTAAGTACCAATTATATAAAGAAACCATCAAATACTTTAACGTTGACCACGATTGGTTTATGGATGGGTATAACAATCGAGAAATAAAAGAAATGCCTACGAGTTTACTTGGTGGGTTTTCTCGACGTGAAGCAATGATTTATGTTTCAGAAGAAAAGATTAAGCCTCGTTTTGGTTTAGATTATTTTGGCCAACAAGTCGCTAACGAAATTGATCTTACCAAAGATTACTGTATTTCTGATGGTGGTTTCGTAGATGAACTGATTCCCGTGATAAATACAATAGGTTCAGACAATTTTGTCTTGGTTCAACTTACAAGAAATGGGTGTGATTACTCTACAGATTCAAGAAGATATTTTGATGGCAACGTGATTGAAGAACATATAATCGGAAATGCCACACCTATTGAAAAGAAGTATATTCTCCCCCACAAATTCAACGTAAGAACGCACCGAGTTCATAATAATGGAACCATCGAACAATTTAACGAAACATTGGAAAAAATTTATATGAAGGAATTGAAATGAGTTGCATTTATAAAGGTCAGGTTATTGAGTCTGAGGTATCAGGCAATTCACGAGGTGGGACTGAAATGATGCGTGCACGTTTACTTGATAATGCACGTCACGATTTGCTAAAGAATGTGGCAATTCATTTTTCAAGACCACGGCAAATGTATGATGACGTAAAGAATGTGTTGTATGCGCACGATCTTGCGGAAGATCCTGAAATGAACATTCTTGCAAACGACGGTTGGAAAAAGTTTGACCATTTCGTTTTTGTAACCGCTTGGCAACGAGATCAATACATTACAAGATTCGGAATTCCATATTCGTTATGTA